TTTTCTGTTCCCGCTCCGGCTCTCGCTGGCGGGCGCGCGTCTGCGGCCGGCGCGTTTGAGCGAGCTGAACGCGTTGAGCCGGACCTGGCGCGCCACGGCCGGGACGCCGGCGCGCTACAGCCTTCTGGGTCTCGACCTGATGGCCATTACTCCGCAGCCAACGGCTGGGCTGCCGGCGGGTCTGACCTACGCGGCCGAGGCGGCCGCCCTCGACTCGGGCGACGATGTGCCCGAGATTCCGGGCTCCGACCACGAGAGCCTGATCGACTACGCGGTATACGCATTGCGGCTCAAAGAGGGCGGCCAGGGCCTCGCGGAATCCCTGCCGGGCCTGGACCGCTTCCTCAAAGCGGCGGCGGCCAGGGCTGCTATCGTGCGCGCGCGCAGCCGGGCCATGCAATACGACACGCTGCCGGCGGAGCTGAAGCTGGCCGACTTCTCGCGCCAGGAGCGAAAGCCGAAATGACCGTCGCTAGTTTGCTCGGACTGTTATACCCGCGCTTGCACGCGGTCTCCGATGCCGACCTGGTGTGGTGGACCAAGGCCGACCTGATCGGGTGGATCAACGAGGGCATTACGCAGCTCTGCCACCGCGCCGACATTCTGGTCTACCGCAACACGGCCGATTCGACGGCTTCGGGCGACAAGCTCTACGATCTGCCCGCGGGCGCGTTGAAGGTAGTCGACGTCGCCGTGGCCGGGCAGCCGCTGCGGCCCGCTTCGATGGCGGAATTGGATGCGCTCGATCACACCGGCGAGGCAACCTTTTGCGACGAGGGCGCGCGGCCGACGCACTGGTTCAACGAAGGATTGGGCCTGGCCCAGATCGGGCTGTACCCGGTTCCGATCGCGGCGGAGCAGATCTCCAAGGTCTACGCCGGCGAGCCGGGCGCGGAGCTCGCCGAGGGATCGACGATCCCGCTGCCGGACCTGCTGGCGGGCTACCTGATGGATTACGCGCTCGAACGGGCCTACGCCAAGCGCGGCGAGGCCGGGATGCCGGAAGTGGCCGAACACCTCCGGGGGAAGCTGGAGATCTACTACGCGGCCGCGGCGGCGTACTGGGGCGACTGATGGCATACCGGGTCGAAGATTGGCCGATCGTACCGGGTTCGCTGAACCTGATGCAGCCGGGCGACAAGCTCGAAAAGGGCGACGCGCTCCAGATCCAGAACTTCCGCGTCGATCAGCTCGGCATCCTGAAGCAGCGCCACGGCGCCGCGGCCCTGAACGCGACGGGCGTCGCGAACTGGATCCACTCGATCGGCCTGCTGAACCAGCGCCGTTACTACGCGGCGGCGAGCTCGCTCTACGATCTGACGCGCGGGCTGATCGAAGCCGGCTACTCGGGGAACCCCCTGGGCCTGGTCCCGTTCCAGGGCTGGATGTGGATCATGGACACGGCCACCGGCCGCCGGCGTAAAGACAACCAGTCGAACGTCTGGAACTGGACCACGGAAACGCCGGGGACGGTGGGAACTTCGGCGGCCGGGGCGGGCGGGGCGCTCGTCGCCGGAGACCACGACTACTATGTCACCTTCACGACGGATTCGGCGCATGAGTCCAATCCGAGCGCGGTCAAATCGCAGTTGGTTGTCGCCAACGACCTGGTGACCATCACGCGGCCGGCGCGCACCGAAGCGGTGGTGACCGGCTGGCATGCCTACGTGAAAAGGCCCAGCCCGGGGCCGCAGTTGCTCTACCGGCTGAACACCACGGCGATCCCGTACGCGACGGCCACCTACGACGACTACGGCGACCTGGCGCACTTCCAGGACAACGAGAGCCTTCAGAATCACGCGATCCTCGAACAGGATCACGACGCGGCGCCAGCCTGCTCGGGCCTGGCCGGGCCCTACGACGGACGCCTCTTAGCCTTCAACTCCTCCGCGAACCCGAACCGGATCTGGTACACGCCGGCGCTCAAGCCCTGGTACTTCCCGCTGGATTACTACGCCGACGTGGGCGATCACTATGATCCGATTTACGCGATCTCGGTCTTTCCGAAGCTCGCGATTGTCTACAAGCAGCGGTCGATCTGGCGGATAGAGGGGCCGATCGAAGAGGGCTTGATTTACCAGAAGATTCCGACGATGGGAGTCGTGGGTCCCCGCGCGGTGGCGCGCAGCGGCGGCCAGGATTTCTTCCGCTCCAAGGAAGGCATCTACCGGTTCAACGGCGACACTCCGCCGGCGAAGCTGTCGAAGAAGATCGAACCCGTCCTCCGTTTCGAACATGTCCCGATCGCCTACGGGATCTCGCACGTGGCGGCCAACGAGTCGGATATCGCGAAAACGGCGCTCGGCTGCCGGGGGAACCGCCTCTACTGCTCGATCCCGAGCGGGAGCGGGCCGACCACCTACCCGACTTACGTGTGCGACCTCGAAACCGAGCGGTGGGCGCGGGACACCGGGCAGTACTGGTCGTATCTGGAAGAGGGCGAGGGCGGCGATCTGCTGGGCGGCGGCTACGACCACCTGTTCGCCCTGGAGGACGGCTACGCCGACGACGGCGCGGCGATGGAGCTGTACTTCCAGACCCGGTACGAGGACCAGGGGAAACCCGACCGGCTGAAGACGTACGACGACCTGGTGGTGTGGCACAACACACAGGGCCGCACGGTGGTGCTGAAAGCCGTCGTCAACAACGGCCAGGTTACAGGCGACACCCTCACGCTGGGCACGATCACGTCGAGCGCGGAGACGCGGACGGTGATCCGCATCCTGAACGCGACCGCGGCGGTGCGGGCCTACAACCTGGCCATCCGCGCGGAGTGCCAGACCGACGCCGGGCAAAGCCTGCCGGTCGAGATCTACTCCATGGTGGTGCATTACTTCCTGGAGCCGCGCGGGGCCAAGTCGTTCGATTCCGACGAAACCGATCACGGAACGCCGGACGCGAAGTGGTGCGACCTGGTGGAGATGGACATCGAGGCGCCGGACGGCCAGTTCACGCTCAAGGTCTACAGCGACGTGCCGGGCGGCGCGATGGCAGAGCGAATTTCGAACACCAAGAACGCGACGACCGGGCGGCAGACCGTCTTCGTTCCGATCGCGAACGGCTACCTGCCCTACGAAGGGCGGCTGTTCCGGTACACGATCACGTCGTCGTACGAGTTCCGGTTGTACGGCCTCAGGGCGCGGATCGGCAGGGTGGGCGTGCTGCTGGATGGAGCGGTGGCGAACAGCGTGTGGCAGACAAGGGAGGTGTCCATTGGCGTTTAGACGGGTGTGGCAGTTCAAGGAGGTGGTGTTCGACTACTCGTCGAACAACTCCTCCACCTTCCAGCTCTACACGGATCTGCCGGGCGGGGCTATGGCGGCGCGCAAAGGGGCAGGGGTCACTATGGCCTCGACCTCGGACGGGCGCAAGACGCTGCCCATCCCGCTCGACGGCATCGAGGGGACGCTCTACCGGCCCGAAATCATTCCCGGTGCGACCACCGTGCTGCGACTCTACGGCGGCACGATCTGGGTGAGGCCGGTGGGCGTGTACCTGGACGGCTCGCTGTCGGAAAAGTGGACTACGCAGGAGATGGCGCTGGGGGTCTGACGTGGGCTTTGAGAAGGTCCAGTTCTACGGGATTGTGGAGATCGACTGCAATGCGGTAGCGCAGGCTGTGTTCAATCTCTACACCGACCAGCCGGCGGGCGTCATGGCGTTGCGGGAGACGCGCACCATCGCCGCAACCAGCGGGCGCCAGGTAGTCCGGATCCGCTTGGCCGGCACCACCAAGGGAAAGCTCTTGCGGCCCGAGATCGTGCCCACGGGTCTGTTCTATCTCTACGGGATGCGGGTGTGGGCGCGGGTGGCGGGCGCGGCGGCGCCGTGGCAGTGGTACGCGATCCCGGTGGTGGAGACGCCGGAAGCGTGGACGGCGGTGAAGCTGCCGATCGAGCCGACTCCGGACGAATGGAGCGCGGTGAAGCTGCCGATTCCGGAGTCGGGCGAGGAATGGACGCCGGTGAAGCTCGCGGTTCAGCCGTCCTCGGAGACGGCCGAGTGGATCGATCTGCCGATGGATGAGTGAGTGATGGCGCAAGTACCCGATGTACCCCCGATCCCCGGCGTGCCGGAGGATCTGATCCTGGTGATCAACGACCGCCTGCGCGGGATCGATCTGCGCGGCGACTCGATCGACCGCACCGCGCGCGGGGCGCTGGAGATCGCCGAAGCGGGCGCGGTGTACTGCCCGAACGTGGCGCCTATCGCGAGCGGCGCCGCCCGGTGCCGGGTGACCTACGATCCGCAGGGCGACGTGATGTTCTGGCGGTTCGAGGGAACCGTAACGTTCCACACCGATGGCGATCCGGCGCATCCGGAACACGAGTATTCGCTCACCCGCGAGATCCGGATCCTGGCCTTTCTGAACTCCACCCCGGACATCGAATACCCGGTTGGCGAGATCGCTCCACCCGCGGCGGGCGCCGGCGACGTCGTAAAGGCGTTCGAGACCGAGCCGCAAAAAATCCCCAACCAGTCCGACGAGGCGTGGTCGCTGAGGTTCCGAGCCATCAACACTTCGGGCACGGAAACGCCCGACGCGCCCACGATCAGCGGGACGGACCTGATCCGGCGGGGCGACCCGGGCGCCACCGTTACCGGCGATGTCTAATTTCGTGGTGGCGAACCCGCTGGGCTACGACGCAACCAACGAGCGGATGGAGATTCCCATCGGGGTGCAGCCGCCGGCGGACGCGTCGAACTGGAAGCAGTTCCGGGTCTACCTACAGCGCTCCGACGACGGCGGCGGGGCCTACGCGAATTACTACGACCTGTTCGGCCCGGTCACTTCGGACTGGCTCGATTCGGACGGCTGGTTCCGCCTGATCTACGTGCTCGACCAGACGTTGTTTCCCGCCGGAGCGGCAACCTTCCGTTTCCGCGCCGTGTCCACGGACTCCAACGGCAAGGAAAACTCCAAGACCGCCAGCGGCACGCCGGTCGTCGACCGCGCGGTCGGGGCGCCGGGAACCGGGATCACCGACACGGCGTTCGTTTTGAACCTGAACAACGCAGAGACCAAGATCGCCAACATCTCGGAGACCTTTGGGATCGCTGGCGTGCAGGTCAAGTCGACGCTTAGTTCGTACGACAACCGCAAGGTGGTCATGAGCGACGACGGGATCCGCTTCCTGGACTCCGACAATTCCTACGGGGCGGCCTGGCTGTATTACAGAATCCCGGCGTCCGGATTCGACTACTCGACCTTCGCGCTCTACAACAACGGATCCGCCACGATCCTGCTGGACGGCTCGGACGGATCGATTGACGTTGGATCCATTGCCGTCGGCGGGAGCGAGGTGATCAACTCCTCCAAGCAGTTCGTGGGCGCCGGCGTGCTGTGCACAGCCTACGGCGTGGCGGCGGGGGGCTTCAACCCGTACGTGGGCGGCGTTCAGTACACCGGGGCTACCGGGTCGATCACGAACATCGTGAACAACGTGGTCAAGGGCCAGGTGCTGCTGCGCTTCAACGCCGGCGACCTGGAGTACAAGATCGGAGCGGGGTCCTGGACTCCGATCGGATCGAGCGGATACTCGGTGCTGGCCGATTTCAGTTATGGAGAAGCCACGCTCGCCTACTACGGCGGAGCCGTCGTGTGAATTTCCTGGAACTATGAACGATCAAAACGAACCGAAAACGGAGCACGCCTTCACGCCGGCGCAACAGGCGCGGGTGAACATGCTCGATGCGCAGCGGCGGAAGATCGACGAGACGCTGCGCTTCTTTCTGGCCTACGTCATCGACGAAGCCGGGCTGCCGCCCACGCCGGCGGGTTACCGGATTTCGCCCGATC